CCGGTATTAAGATATAAATTATTTCCGGTTTTATCTAAGTCTCGGAAGAACGCACCCACCTTAAATCCGGCATATCCCGTAGGTAAGGTATTTCCCTCCGCTTCTAAGATCAAACCGCTTTCATCCGATAAATCTGTTTTCTCTCCATATCTGATAACTTCATTGTTTTGATAAGGAAGAATTGCCGCAAGATAAGACGCTTCGGCAGATGTTCTTTTGCTACTATTTATCGCAAGTATTTTTAGAATCTTTTTCTGATCCCTTTTTGAAAGCTGTCCTATAAGTTCGAATGTTGACATAGTTTGTTTTGGCTTGGGGGAAGTTTTTTAGGCTTCCCCCTTACCAACTTCTAATCCTAGTTCCTTAGGCAAATGTCGCAAATAATTCTGCGGCATAGTGTCGTCTTGGATCAGTTACTTTCGCACCATAGACGAACAAATCCTTGTATGCTGAACCGAAGTCTCCAATGAGATCTTCTTCAATTCTTGCATCAAGTACCTTTTCAGCATAGGTCATCCAATTTGGATGTCCTGCGATGATGTGGTATCCATCCGTATTATCACCTGACAATCTATTAGTCTTGAATATCTTAAATCCTAATAGTTCAGTGATAAATCCCTTTTTAACAAGTTCCGAATAAACTTCCGGAACATGTAGAGCTATCCCTGATGCCCTCACTAAGTTATACTCAAACTCAGGAGGAACTAATAGAAATCTATCAGTATCAGGAACACTGTTATAACCGTTAAATTCTGCAAGATCTAATTTCTTTTTGATCTGACCAACATATTGCAGAAGATTGGCTGTCGTAATACTTACGGCTGTTTTAGCCTCGATTGTATAAGTAGACGATCCAGCAATAGCCGCACCGGTATAAGCTGATGTAGCATCATCCTTATCATCTTCAATCGTTATTTGAGTTGGAGATGTATAAGTTTTAACTCTATACCAAGTTGTGTGACCATCGGCTTTAAATCCTTTGCCTTCCATACTGACTGTAAAATTCGTACCTGAACCTGTAACTACCCCAGTTGTTAGGGCGACAGCTACTGTTCCGTCTGCATGATCAGTACCAACTCTGTGACCTGCTCCTATATCTCCATACAAACCGAACAAATACTCATCTTTATTCTTGTTTCTTTCGTTAGCCACTTGGCTCACGATTGTCGGATGAGGATTCTTGATGTAGGAAAGCCAATTATCAAGAGTTTTTTCCTTCCAGTAAAAGGATTTATACTGATCAATTACTAACTGGGCATTATTCTCTGTTAAAGAATCTGCCGCACTTAACGCTGTATTCGCATAAGTTCTTTCAGTTATACGATCGAAGTTCAAGATGTTGAGTTTTGATCCAACGGCATTAATCTCACCTTCATAATCAGTATTAGTGATTTGTCCAGAGAGATCTTTGTCGTACATTTCCAACATCAACTTCTGAGAAAAACCTTGTGCTAAGGTTGTTGCTCTAGCTGCCATATTGAATTTATGAAATAATAATATGAAGTATTTTTCCGTCTCTATGAAAGAGGTTTGGAGACCTTCTATATAAATGATAGAAGCGTTAGATAAATCTTGTCAACAGTATTTGAAATTTATCTATTCAATAGTACTATCTATTTTCCCACTAAGCAAAAGTTCCTTATACTTTTTATAGTCCGTTTTCATCAGTTTAGCCGCCTCATCAAGTGAAATTTTATCGCCTTTTGTCTTTAACTTTTCATTAGGCCCACCGCTACCGACTTCAAACATTTTACCTTTATTTTTAATTCTCTTTGTACTCATATCGTGTAAAAATGCTGACACTAATACCTTAAAAGGTACAGCGTGATTTAATGTCTCATTAGCAAATGTCTTAAATTCTTCTTCCTTACCGTCAATTTCAGGATAATCTGCTAATGTTTTTGGATCACCAACGAATTTATCAACATCATCCCCCCATTTCTCTATTTTCTTCGCTTCCTCGGTTGCCTGTGTAACCACCGCAAATCTTTTATCGTTGATTAAGTTTTTACGGGCTAACTTTTGTTCGGTCTCGCTCATTACATCCCAGTCGGGATACTCTACTTTCAACTCTTCATCATCTACGGTATTTATTTCACTGGCTTTAGAAATACCTTCATTAAGTTTTCTATTCTTAGCGTGTATCTTTTGAGCTTCACGGGATGACTCACTAAACTTTTCTTTGTAGTCAGGTTCTTTCTCTTCTTCTTTCTTAGCTTTTTCAATTCTTTCCCTTTCCAATCTTTCCTCTTCTAATTTTCTTAATCTTTCCCGCTCTTCCGCCATTGCCTTTTCCTCTACTTTTTTTTCCTCAACCTCTTTCTCTTTTATCTCTTCTATTTCCTTTTCTTCTTCTTTAACTTCTAAATCAGCTTTTTCCTGAGTTTCTTTTAGAGAGGCCTCAAGTTCCTCTTTTGTAGCTTTTTTCATATTGTTTTAACCGTCCTATTACTAGGGTTTGGATACAATTTATAATAACTTACTTATGAATATTTGATAACGACTGCTCTAGTGCCTTCTTCGCCTTCTCAGGCGAAGTTAAAAATGCTTCCAAGAGCATATAATTTTTTAGTCTTGCTTTTAAGAAAGTATCCTGTTTATTGTTATTGCCTACCTTAACCAACTCTTGTTCAACCGCATACTTCATTGAAATTATAAAGTCCTTTATCTTTTCAATGGAGAGCGATTTTCCTTCAATAGCATCCAACATTGTATGAAATGTAGTCCGTTCATCGGGAGTAAGTTCTTCGTATTTAAGATTATATTTTTTAAGTATGTCGTCTATAAGACTCATTGAATTTTAGGTCTAATTGGTAATTGCTGTTGTTGTGGCTTCTGTGGTAAACCCGGTTGTCCCATAGGTTGAGCCATAACTCCCGCATTTGTCATCATCTCTTGTTTTTGTTTCTCCGTTTCCATTATAGTATTAATTTCCTCAGGTGTCAATCCAGCAAATTCAAGTAACTTTCTCTGATAAACCTCAATTAGTTTAGGATTGCCGGGGATATTAATAACCGCCGCATTTAACTTTTCAAGTGCCTGAGAGTCATTAGTCGCCTTCTCATCCTGACTCCATACCTTAGTTGTATAACCTAGCTCAGTCATCCAATCTTTAGGAGCGATTTCCCTTGTAAATATGTTGTCTGTATTTCTACCTTTCTTATGGATTTTAACAGCATCCAGTTTATCAGAGGCCGCCTCAATTAATTTAAGAAATTTAGTTCCTCTTTCCTTCCACGCCGGAGTGTAGAACTTACTCATACCCTTGATACGCTCCTTAGCCTCGCCCAAGGCCAGTTGAATCTCGCCTAAAGTTATTTGTTTCTCTTCAACCGAACCCTGCTGGGTAGTTGTCGCTCCAGTTGCCTTCTCAATCATTGAAACAACATAAGTCATCTCATCCAATGATTCAGATAAATCAGCAACTGGTAGTTGTTTGAATACATCATCAATCCTGCCACCCGGCGGCACTGGTACTCCATACATTCCCCAAGCCTTAGCGTCCCAAGTCTGTGGAACAAAGCCTTCTAAATTAGAGTCGTAAAGGTTCATGTTGAAGTTTCGAAGTGTTCTATTTTCAACCAGTTGTGAGAACCAAGCATTAAGAACCTTATTTGGAGTTCGCACTATGTCGGCTATCCCGTCAGACCAAAAGTCCTGCTTGTCTACATCATCAGCCCAAGTGTTATATGGAAAGTGGTTTTGCCAATAGTTATCTTCGGTCTTGCCAATTACCTCATCAAGCGGTTTATCCATTAAAATATTGTAGTCATCCGCTTCAACAACAAGATGTAATACTTCTTCTTGATAGATAAAGTGCATGGAAAGTTCAATATATGTCTCGCCTAACACCGGACTATCAACATCCTCAAGTCCCATATCGGTCATCTTTTTATTCTTTTTGAGTAGCATTTCCTCATTACTTTTAGACTTAATAAGTCCCTGATCTGAAGCGTGCCATAATTTAAGGTCAGCAACTTTACTTTGATTATAATCTTTGTTTGTTTCGAGAGACGATAAGGGAACAAAGATATGAGTGTGAATTAAGAAGCGTGAACTGTCAATATCAGACGGGTCCATATACCTATCGACTAATATGTCCTCCGGATCAATTATCGTCCACTTTATCATTCCGTCAACTATCTGCCACTGATCAAAAGACCGGCCATATAAAAAGACCTGACGTTTATCCATTATGTCTTTAAGTTCTGCTTTGTTTAATTCAAGCACTTTCTTCCAGTATTCATTTTGAAACACCTCGGCCTGTTTGTCATTATTTAAATTCTCAAAGTAAAGCACCGGCATATCGTCTACGTCTTTAAGAAGTGTCCTTATGGTTTGCTTCATTAAAGGAAGATTGACCGAATGTCGTTGAGTAAGTCTGTTTATGGTTACTCTATCACGATAAAGAGTGTAATTCTCCGTCCAGTCATCCTGTCTGCGTTTACGATAATTAAAGCCTGACTCTTTGTTAAGTCGAAGTAAATCCAATAATGGATCGGTTGGTGTCAAATCTAACATAAATAAAGTTTAAACATCATAACTATAAAGACACAACAGATTATAAAATATTCTCAATGTAACCTTTAATCCCTCCAAAATCTGTCTGCGGTTTGCTGTAAATCTTTCTGTTGAAACTATCCAACCCATACCTTATCGCATCCATCGAGTTACTCCATTCATGGACTGTGTCATCAGGATCGTTAATTATTTTGCCGTCTTTATCGGTGATAAACATATAATTCCTGTAAGCCTTAATAGTCTTGATACTTCGCTCAGTAATACTTATCTTCTGTGATTGAACATATTGGATACCTTGATAAACACTCCCCGGTCCCTTTGTTGCCCCTATTATATTAACGCCATATCCTTTTATCTCATCAATCGACTTTGGTTCGGCGCTATCACCTATCGCCAATGCTCTAGGTTGATTAAGAAGTATGTCAGCAATCGTTTTATTAGACAGTCCCTTTTGATATGTAACCTCGTCCAGTATAAACCCATCGTTATAGCGATAAATGGCTATTATTACCGTCGGATCATTAGTATATCCAAAGTCTATCCCAAACCTCTCTAACCGGGCCTCATGCGGGATATCTTTAATTATCAACCAGTCTTTATAAATACGTCCTTCAAGAACACCAAGCTGTCCGAGTCCGTATACCTGCCACCATGCTTTATTATTACGATGACTTTCAATCTCGTCTATCGTTATTTTATCCAATGCCTCATTATCCAAATAAGTGAGAGTTATAAAATCTATGTCATCCTTTCGGTTAGGCAACATATCGGTATAAAAATAAAATTCATTCGTCGGGTTCCAATCCAACCATACAACTTCCCTTGTTCTTATGATAAGTTGATCAACTATATTAAATGAGATATTGTTACATTCGTTTAAAAATAATATATCACGTCTTGGCCCGTGTGCTTTGCCATAAGTATCAACTGAATAAAACTCCAACCTATTACCTTGTTCAAAAGAATAAATACCCTTCTTATTCCATAAAGCATCATTCCAATAACCTCTGTCTTTCATAATCATTTCAAAATCAAGCATCGCACCTTTAGATAAGTGCGGATGGCTTTCAGATACAACAGTCGCTATTTTGTTCTTGTTCTTTGGAGACTGACAATAATCAATGAGCCAAATGAGAATTGAAATTGTTTTAGAGGCAGATGTGCCACCAGCTACAGCTCTTATTCTTTTTTTAAGAGAGAATATCCGTTTAGTCGCCTGAGTGTCCTGAAAGTGAAACTCATTCGGTTGATTTTCCATTATATATCGGACTTGGCAATTCTTTATCGTTAGTTGTTTGATCGGTTCTTTCTTTCATTCCGTGATTATTTTGGAGAAGTAATTTAACAATCGTCGAATTAACTTCTTTGCCCCCATAAATACCATCATCAATCAGTTGTTGTTTTTGTCTTATTTCAATTATTTTCAAAGTGTCGGAAAACTTGGGATATTTTTTAGCCCATTCATATAGCGAATCTCTTGATACATCGAGATAAATCGCAAATCCTTCAACTGTAGGAAGTGATGTTTGCTCTTTTCCTGTTGTTCCCAAATATTCTTTTACTTTATCTATAAAAATTGGATTATATAATGTCGGTCTTCCACCAGCATGTTTAGTTTGTTCCATATTATTTTTACCGTCTTTAATTTATAAAAGTTTGGTTTATATATTTCGGATTAAAACATAAAACGTCCTATTCTTAATTTCATTATACGCCTTTCTTATGTATTCTTTCTTCAATAAATAACTTAAAGCGTTAAGCGTGTTATAACTTTTCTCCCCACAACCTTCCAGAAAATAAATAACTGCTTTCTGAGGTATGGTCGTCTTTTTATTCTCCGCCCACCTCTTCATAAAAAGAAAAACAAATCTTTGCAAATCGGAGAGATCGTCCATTGAATAAAAATATACACCATGTTTTATAAAAAATCAATTGCTATTGACATTCCAAAAAAAAGGTCTTATAACTATAATAGCTCTTAATAACTCTTGGTTACTAACTATCATTAAGGTTGATAATCAAGCCGTTGTGTAATTCTGCGGAGGAGTCAAAGAAAGCCTTTGTGGTAGGAAAAAATTTACGACATAAGAGGAACTGGAAGTTTTGAAACCATGGAGGCTTTTTAGAAAATAAACTTTACATTTGACATTATGGAAAAATAGGTTTAGAATAAATCATCGGCACTTAAATCTGGAGTTCAGTTTTGTCCTTATTACAGATGCTTAACTCCATGTTTAAGTAACGAAGGAACGACGGATAGAAATTTAAATTTAACTATGAATATAAAAACATCACAGGAAATTTTAAGGCTTCGTAACTCACTTCAAGGAATATCAAATATCAGTTATTCTTTTTCAAAACTTAATCAAAATTATCCTCTTGATACTTTATCTGAAGAAAACGGAAAAGAAATAATAAAAGCATATATAAATTTGATCAAAGATACTAAGAGAATTATTGATAGTGTGGTGGAGACGTAATTGCTAATTTTAAGGTGATAGTTCCTATAAGTCTAATCCTTTTAACCAAAGGTGAGAAATGACTTATGAAACCATAGGTTATCATGGCACAGTATCACCTCAAGGGACAGAACCCGCAATGGTGAGCGACCTTGACTCCACCACGTTATTAGTAATTTCACCATGAATATAAATTTTGAAGGAGCAACAATTTGGGCAAGAAAAACAATAGATAGTGATATTTTTTACAAAAAACCTGCTGAATGGTTTAAAATTTGGTTCTACATTGTAAGCAAAGTAAATCATAAAGACACTAAGTATTTTAAACGTAGTCAAGGACTCTTTAAATATGAATGGATACAGGAAAAGAGCGGTGTAACAAGATATCAAGTAGATAGTTTTGTAAGATGGGCAAAACACACGAAACAGATAACGACACAGAAAACGACACGTGGTTTTATAATAACGGTGCTTAACTACAATCTATACCAAAACCTACAAACATACAAAACCGACACAGAAAACGACACCAAAACCGAAATGAAAACGAAACATAAACGAAACATAAACGACACTATATACAATAATGATAAGAATGTTAAAAATGAAAAATAACCATACATATTCTAAAGAATACGTTTCAGGAAAAAACGTATCAAAAAAAGGAGGTGATATAAATGGAAAGTATACGAGAATTATTAAAAAATAAAAAAATTACTTTGAACAATAAACCCCAACATAGAGGAAACTCTATGTATGGGGTGGCCGTTGATCTTGAACGCAAATTGGATATACCTATTAGTCTTTGTTTTAGACTATTAAAAAAATTTACACCAATGGAGTTATCATCACTAACAAGTTGGTGGAAAGACTATCCTTTTAAAAAAGCTAATAATATCGGTTTGCTATATTGGAAATTAAAACAGTTATATCCTAATAAATTTATAAAAAAATGACACCCGAAGAATTAGCCGGAGCAAAAGATTTTGAAAATTGGATGATCGAGGAAGAAAAGCGGATGAAAAATATTACTGTTGAAATGCCAACTCAAATTGATAAAAGAAGATTGCCAATGTTTAAAGAACAAATTAAAAAACCTGACTTTGTATTTAAAAGACAAGGACAGTTAAGTTTATTTTAATATGACCGAATACCACCCTATTATTACACAAACTGCCATTATCATTGATCTACATAAACCTATTTACGGTAGCTTCTTTGGGATATGGAAAAAATGGTTGGATATCGCCAAAGCTCATGATCTAAACATTATAGTTAATACTCCGTTTGGAAAAAGTACATTTACCTATTCCTCCTACATGAAAGGGGCTAAGAAAATGAAACGCTTTTATAAGAACCCTAACGAGCCAATGATTTTCATGGGCCGAGAATTTTCGGCTGATATCATCGCAAGAGATGAAAGGAAAGCAAAAGAAAGTAAGGAAAAGAAAATAGAAACGAACTTTTTTGATATGTTTTCTAAAATGCCAGATGACAAAAGGGCGGAGTTACGGGCTAAATTGGGGTTGAGATAATTTGCTGTTGACAACTAACAATATATTGTGTTATATTATAATAATTAATTATCTTTTAAATTATGAAAACTAAAGAAGATAAAAACTATCTCAATAGTCAGTTGTTAGCAACGGTTAGAGTCCTTGTTGAATCAAGCGAGAAAGACATTATCCATGATTACGACTCAATGGATAATTTATACGATGTGATTATTTATAGGGTTGAAGAGTTAAGAAAAATTACAAATTTAAACAAATAATATGAACTTATTTAAACTTAAATGTTATCAATGTCAAGACGTATTAACGGACGGTGAGATGAAAACATTTTCTTATATGCCACACTTTGCTAAACCTCAATGTTACCAATGTTCACAAAAGCAATTAATGGAAGTTAAAAGAAAATATCAAGAAAATTTAAAAAGAAAAACTGTTGAGGAAAGAATGGATGAGATAGAAGATCAAAAGTTTTCTTGGGGAACACCAAGACAATAAATTATGAGATAAATTAACTTGCCTTGATTGTAAAGAACATTGTGGAGTTGAGTATGAGTGTGAAGAGTGTCATTCAATATCTGAAGAATTAGAACTTAGATCAGATAATAAACAAGTCTGTAGAGGATGTTATATGGAAACTATGGATAGTCAATTATAAATTTAATTTTTTACCTATGATAGATACATTTTTACCAGAGGGAACATCAATTCCCGCAGGACAGAGTAATTATATGAAATTGTCTGAACCTGAGAATAAATTCAGAGTTTTGGGAAGTGCCATAACCGGATTTGAGTTATGGGTAAAAGGAAAACCAGTAAGAAATAAATCAAAAGAGGAATTTACACCGGAGCAATTAGAAAATGCTGATATGAATAAGTTTACTGGAAAAAAGAAAGTTCCTCAATATTTTTGGGCATTTCCTGTTTATAACTATCAAACTAAAAACATAGAAATTCTTGAGCTAACACAAGTAACAGTTATGAGAGGAATAGACGATTATTTGAAAGATGAAGATTATGGTGATCCTAAAAAATATGACCTCAATGTGATAAGAGATGAGTCCGGAGACAGAGTGGAGTATCGAGTTAAAGCAAAACCGCCAAAAGCTATCTCTGATGAAATTAAGGAACTTTATAGCGCTATGTCTATAAACCTTAAAGCGTTATACAAAGGGGGGGATCCTTTCAAAGATGAGATGAACGAAAACGTCAATCCCGACGACATAAAGTTAGATTAACTTCTATCTGACCGGCCATCGGATAAGCGGTGGCCGGGGAGTTAGAAATTATAAACCTATGAAAGACGACAAAAATATCACCCAGATAGATATAAAAGTCTACTGGAAAGACGGGTATGTAGAGAGTTGGTCATTTGTCAGCTCGAAGTTAAAGTTTAAAGCGTGGAAGCTTATTAAAAATTTGTTTAGAAAAAAAATATGAACTATTACCAAAGGTCAGCTAAAAAACTAAATACCGTCACTAAAATACTGATACTTTCATTCTTTATTTTAGCCGTAGGTTATCTGGTACAAAAGTTTTTTCAATACTGGAACTTTCAAAGTCCTGTGCTTATTCAACTTCGCCTACCTATCAAGCGTGTTTATCTTTATCAAAATAGTCGGAGCGAACCACTACCTACAATCATTCCACGCAAGGACAAGCCATCAGGTGATGTTATTTTGCCGTCCCCGACCCCGACACCTATAAAAAAAACTACTATTCCAAGTTTTCCTAAATATCTAACCGATCAGGGGGCTATAAATAGAATGAATATACTGACAATGGCCAGACAGGAGTATCAAGGCGATGACTTGATAGCTTTTGATAATATAATTAAAAAGGAGTCCGGATATAGGCCTGACGCCATAAACGAGATAGGAGCGGGTGGGATAGGACAGGCATATCCAGCCTCTAAGATGAACTGTCCTTTA